TTGTTTTTTAGTACCTGTGCGTGCTTGACGAACTTTATTCATCATAGCATATAATTGTTTAGCGCCAGCATCTGTTGAACCATTACCTAAATGAGATACCACATCAGCAGGCACAACAAATTCCCCTTCGGCTAATCGTGCTGGACGTTTATTAGCAATCATGCCGGGAATAGAATCTGACATACCATCACCTGGACCACGCAACATACGACCACCATCAGAGTATGTACCTAAATCAGAAATACCCCCTGATGACATTTTTTTGTATGGTGCTGCTAAATCCGGATTAGACATTGCTAAAAGATTTGCAGAATCTTGTAGTGAATATGTAGGTACACCTACAGTTGATGCTTGTGTAGGGGCTTGTGGTACGTCAGCATAAGTGGGTTGATATACTCTTGGTGTAACTGATGACGCTTGATAGTCAGGAGATATGTTTGAACCTGGGCTTGATAACGATGCACCTATGTAATTACGGTCGCTAGTATTATTCCCATAGCCACCAAAAGCAGCAAAAGCGGTAAAAGGATTATTTGAATCACGCCCTACTGTGTAATACTGACCTTTTTCAGCATCATAATAAACTTGACCCCCTATATCACCACCACTTGCAAAACTAACTGGACCACCTGATGCCATATGTGCTGTAGCTTGACCTGTTAATGGATTAGTTTTTGGTTCATAGCTTGCCATTGTTTGTTGTGCACTTGTTGGCATTTGAGTTGGTGATGCATAAAATGAACGTGACTGTTGGCTCATAGGATACATATCACCATGCATAAAATCTACGTTCACTTTATCAGGTACCATATTTCCACCTGAAGCTAATGAAGCTATACCGCCTTCAGCAAACCTTGGGTATACAGGCACTGGATTATTTAATGGTTGATAGTTAGAAGCTAAATTATATTTACCTGTTAATGCACCGGTAGCTGGTGCTGGCACAGTAGCCATAGTTGGTTTTGCATTAAACGCTTTATATGCAGCTAATGCACCAAGACCTAAAAGCGGAGTTTTATATTTTTCAAAAAAGCTTTGTGGTCCACCTAAATTTGCAACTTGAGCGCCACTATATACTTTTCCATTTAAAGCATAATTACCATTAGCAAGTGGTCCATCAGCTTGAGTAGTAAGTCCTACAGGTTTTAAATTATTTTCTTGAATTAACTTAGAATAGTCTGTTGGTTGTGGAGCTACTGGTGGTTTAACAGGAGGCGTACCAGATGTTGGTGGTGTACCCGGTATTGATGGCGTATTTGCAAGTGATTGCCCAGCATTTACTGCAGCTTGATTTTGTGCTGCTTGAAGGGTACTAGGGTCTATTCCAGAGGCAGCTAAATTTGCTATACCAGACGTACCAACCGTTCCAGTACCAACGCCACCAAATGCAGGTGATGTGGCAGATATAGCTTCAGTAGTACCAAATGGAGACGTAGCAATAGATTGTGCAGGATTATATGCTTGCGCCCCTGCCGAAAGTGTTGACGATATACCTGCATCGGATGCAGGAGCTAACCCAGTACCACTAAATAGTTTACCAAAATCTGGCATGAATCCTTTGGCAGCGCCACCGATACCACCTGTGAGAGCACCCGTTAAAAAGTCACCACCAGTAAGTGCGGATATACCACCACCAACGAGAGCACCCGTTGCTACATTCGCCAGTAGGGTTTCGCCTATACCAAAATCTGCCATAACTTACTCCTTAACCTATTATCCAATATTACCATTAATATACTGTATATACAATTACTAAACAGTTGTTCCGCTTGCATTTATCCACTTTGTGCCATTCCACCAAATAGGTATTCCTAATGTGGAATCAAAATAATATTGCCCTATACTTAAATATTCTGTTGGTCGACCTGTTGTTGCACCAGAATTAGGTATGTTAATACCTTGGGTAAAGTTATCTAGTTGCGAAAAATAAAGACGTAGTGCATTACTAAATTGGTCTTGATATTGTTGAGTATATTCAACAGGCGCAATAAGTAAGTTAGGTGCTTTAGGTGGACGTAATACAGAAGTCTTTAATGTTGTGTTTGCCATTATCTACGTCCATCAGGTCTAATATCAATGCGGGGAGAACCAAGCTGCCAGGCTACCCCCAACCCAGTTGACTCGATTCTAAACGCCATTTGACGCCCCCGCAACCTAGTATACACCTGTCCTGTAAATTCTTGAATAGTATATTGAGGTGTAGTTGTATAATTTTGTGCACTAATAACTTGTGGGTTATCGGCAGTACCATAAGGAGTACCTGAGTTTTGACGAGGTTTAACTGTCATTGTAACGCTTGGATTATTAGTGACTGAACCATTAAAATTGACATCAGGCAAGATACGCCATACAAAACCAAAATTGTGCCCATCACCAATATCGAAATCAGAAGATTGTACATAGGAATCAATCGGTGCCGCAGCACTTGTAGATAAATCATCACATCCATTTTCATGATATAAAAGCCTTCCATTGTAATCAGCAGCAACAGGATATTGTACTGAACCAGTTTGAAACCACGCTGTACGAGCCATTGAGCCATAATACCAAACACGGTCTAGGTAATTATAAATAATATATTTATCAACAGAAGTACCACTACTAGATTGACTTACATAGAACCACCATACTTCGTTGAACGCTTCATTAGCACCTGCAAATACTTGATAGGCTTGGTCTTGGTTAATATCGGCAAAGATATATTGACGTAATGCACAAGGTAAAACTTCAACACGACCAGAGTACATATAGAATCGGTCTCGACCCATCCAGTAAGTCACGTTGTTAATTGTAATCATTGAGTTTGGAGACATCACAGAGATGTTATCCATTAATATTTGGAAGCCCCATACATAGGGTGCACCAAGATATTGCATAGAATAAAGACATGCATCTGTCCATACAAGAATTTCTTGTCGTGTAGCACGTGCACCCATAATGTAAGAACCATTAGTAAGTAAGAACTCACCTGATTGATTAGTAATAGAGGGCACCCATTGATATGGATTAGCTTGGTCAGACCAACGTACTAACATCGGACTAAATGTAGTTGCACTATTATTTGGTGAATATGGATTAGAACCAAATGCAATCACAAATTCTTGAATTGCTGAAGTAACTACTTGATAAGTAGAACTAGGTACAAATGCACCTGCGTAAGAATATGAATAAGTACCAGAACTTACACCACTTGTAGTGGTTGTAATTGGTACTGTAGTTGACCCTGTTAAATAAGTAGAAGCTACTTGCGTATTAGCAGGTAGGTTAGTTCCAGTAATATACATATAAGGATATATATTATTTGCAGCTGTTGCTGATACCGTAATACTTGTAACCCCACTACCAAAGGTAGAAGCATCTGTAAGTGCTGTAGTTGAATTAGCTAGTGTACTTACATATTGAGCACGAGTAGATACACCCGTTGCATCTTTCCAATAAAATATCGGACCCCCGCGAGGTGCAATCACTAAATCAGCACCAAAGTTATCGTTAGACCAAAGACGTAACTGCTGGCCAATACCTGATGAATATGATGAACCCCATGTACCACGAGACCACGGACCTGCGCCCCAACCTGTACCAGTAGAAAATACATTTAATCCTGTCGGATATTCATACTGTAGTGTAACGGTACCACCTGTACCTGTACCCGTACCTGATGCTGCTGTTGCAAAAGTCACTGTGAAAGTGGTCGAACTTGGTACAGTTTTAACCTGATAATCACCACCCGTAAATAACACACCATTTACAGCAACAGTTGAAGTAATAAGTACATAATCACCTACACTCGGGTTATATCCGGCATCAGTAATAGTAACAGTTGTCGTGCCATTAGTAGAGATAGTTCCTGCAACACCTGTTAATGTGCTTGTACGTACAATAGGTGTAATATCATTATAGACACCACCAAAATAAATATAATATTTAGAGCTTGTACCTATACCTGTATAAACATTACCTGTACCTGCATCGGCATCAGCCCATATCCATAAAGAACGTGCAGTACCTAAAAATTGATTTGCAGATACTTGCGTCCAACCACCAATCTTTTCAGGAAACCCTGAACGAAACCGAATCTTATCGCCATCATACCAACCACCTTCATTGGAATAATCAGTACCTTCACGGTTTAAACCTGGTCTAAATTGTGGTTTTTGTAATGGCATTAATAAGGCCTTGTACCTGATTTATCTATAATTAAAACTTGTTTACGTGGTTTATCTGCAAAATTATTAGGTATAGATATATGTACCCAAGAATCAAACTCACGGATAAGTTGGTCATATTCAAGGTTAGTTTTAATAATTTCTTTTACTATATTATCCGGCGTTAAACCCGGCACTTTAATATCAGCTGCACAACCCATACAATGTTGTGATGTAGGTTTTGACCCTACTGCTTCATTTACTTTAGGACTCCGATATGCCGAATTTACCATAATAGGTCTTTTCAAAATAGCACGAACTTCTTCTAAAAATTTAGCAAGACGTACTAAATTAGCTTTTACTTTTTCATCAGGTGTATTGTCCAAACCAAGACGTTCTGCAATTTCAGAATGTGTTAATTCCTCAAGAGTAAAATTAGGGGATAAGTTCATTTCTTTTTAATATAAAATAGACTGCGTTCACCAAATAAATAGAAGCCAACAGCAGATGCAAAGTTATTTACTTCTTCACTTGGGTGACCTGAAATAATAGTATATCCCCATACACTTAACACTAAAATACCAATCAAAGGTCTCATAAGTCTTACAATAGCTTCAACCCAAGGATAGCTTGGATTACCTGCTCCAACTTCGTTCATAACTTTAAAAAATTCTAAGTCGATGTTTTTCATTGCAGTATATTGTTCAATCGTAGCGGGTTTAAATTGGTCAGGTGCTACAAACTTATTAATTAAAGATTTACCTAAGTCCATGACTACAGGAGCAAAGGCACTTAATATTGTTATTGGGTCCATAATTTCTCCTTAAACTGCTGGGGACAACGTAAATTGTCCTGTTGTATTGATTAATGAAGTACCTGTATTGTTTGTAGCAAGTCCTGGTGAACTACCTACTGCACCAAAATTACCTATACTTAATACATAAATAATACCAGGATTGCCTGGACGACCACCAACACCATCACCTTCAGAACGGTTACCCCATCCAGGAGAACCACCACCGCCTGAAGATATAATACCTCCAGATATATTATTAGCAATAGCTATAGGGTGCGTTCCTGTTTCTTCTATACAATATCCACCATTAGCACCACTACCACCACCCGCATTATTGCCCGCTTGTCCACCAGCACCGCCACCGCCACCTGTAAATAATCCAGTCGCACTATTATTAAGGATTAAATAAACATCAGATGCTAAATATAAAGCAGTTCCTCCAGCAGTACCAGAACCTGCATTTGGAGATGTCCCTCCTGAAAAATAATTATTTCCTGGTGATGAACCACCAGCACCTGGGCCTGTAGGATACCCTGTATTACCATAGTTGTTAGGGTAATTAGGTGTTACAAATGAACCCACATAGTTACCTGGATAACTTACTGCACCTGAGTTAGATGTTTTATTACCTGCAGAACCACCACTACCTACTACAGTACCGCTGTTATTAATTGTTATAATTGATTTAGCTACTAAACTAGATAGTAATATAGCTGAAGAAGTGCCTGTACCTGTACCTGATACAACAACACCAGAATTAATAGTTAGGTTTAAATTTAATGGGTTAGTGCCTGTCCAACCCGCAGCAAGCGCTGCAGTTCTAACATTATAACTCGTTGTATTAGATGAAATGGTTAGGTTTAAGTTATAGTAACCTTGAGTTGTAAACCCAAATCCACGGGCAGACATTCCACCTGTCGTTAAATTTAATGGCATTAAGCAAACCTTGTTTGTGAAGCAAATATTGTAAATGTAGCTGAAGCCGTCTTGACTATACTATAAGTATAAATATCTACACTTGATGGATTGCCGGCTGTTGGAGCTGAACCACCTTGCCATTTGGGTGTTACTGATGCACCATCTACTTGAACGCCAGTATTATAATAAGCAGTACTGCCTTGAGTAGAAAGGAAAGTAACAGTTCTTGTTTCACCCACAGCCATGAGTGAATTTAATGTAGTAGAACCGTCACCTCTAAAATTTAGTACCCAAGTACCCGAAGCATTTGTTGTGTAATATAAAACACCTTGCGTTTTAACATCATAGTTAATCGTACCTGAAGATGCTATTGCAGATACAGTCGTTGTTTCCCCAAGTGTTGTAACACCATTAGCATTAAGCGTTGTAAATGCTCCAGCGGTTCCTGCAATCGTCCCACCTGTAATAGCTACGGCATTAGCATTTTGTGTAGACATGGTTCCTAATGAACCTGTTGCGGCTGTTACCGCTGTTGATACAAATGCTGTTGTAGCTACCTTTGTAGTATTATCTCCTACTGTAGGTGTCGGAGCTGTAGCAGCCCCTGTAAGTGTTGTAGTTCCTGTAACTGATAAATTTCCTGCTACCGTGGCGTTTCCGGCAATGCTAAAGTTACCCGAAGCTGCTGATATACCTGAATAGAAATTACTTCCGTCACAGAATACTAACGTCGCCGAACTTGCAGGAATTGTAGCTAACGTACCAGAACTTCCGCCAATTGTAATGGCATATCCCCCTGACGTATTGTTGTATACCACATATACTTTCGGCACTAACGGGGCTACGATTTGACGTATTGCCGAATTTGTTCCGCCTACAAAAAGCACCATATTACGCGCTTCGTCTGAAACACCGTTAAGCACACTTAAAGTGTAATTAGCATTAATCATGGTAATAGACTGCACACCTGCTACGGCTTGTTCTATTAAGTTCCAGTTAGTATTAGTCGTGGTACCCCAAACACCTGACTGTTCGCCAGAGGCTATAAGCTGTATTTGAAGACTTGTTGAGTAGGTAGATGCCATGATTTATCCTTTATTGAGAATCGTCTATTGATACCCAAGTAGTTGTTTGTGTATTATTAATTGTATTCCAGCTTGCAGACTGTGTATTATTAATTGTATTCCAAGTTATTGTATCAGAATCGTCTATTCTAAACCAGCCACGTGGGAATTGGTCATCTAATAATGCAAATGTTTCTACAATACTAGACTGAAATTGGGCCGCTATAGATGGCGTATCTGCTAAATTAATGTTTTCATCTAAAGAAGCTACAAATCCTGCAATAATAGTTCTTGCATCATTACTACTAAAGTTTTCTGTAATAGATAAGAAGAACACCGATATAATAGTTGACACCTCTGCCATCGTCATATTTTCAGTTCTTGAAACTGCAAAGTTAGCTAATATACTAGCCGCATCTGCCATTGTTATATTTTCAGTTAAACTTTGTGCAAATTGCGCTGTGATACTTGGTGTGTCGTTTAAGTTAACATTCTCTGTTTGTGAAGCTAGGAACTGAGCCGCTATACTTCTTACATCATTCATGGTAAATGGTTCATCACGAGTTTCTAATGCCGCAAAGTATTGCACGGATGAATCATCCATATTGATGTTCTCGGCTCTTGCTGCTGCAAACTGAGCTGTAATCGTTTGGTTGTTATCTAAGTTTAGGTTCTCTGATATGCTTTGACCAAATGTACTGGCTTGAGCGCTTGAATCATTTACCCCAAAGTTTTCCGTAACGGAACCATTAAATAACCCTGCTTGAGAGTTAAAGTCGTTAAGCGTAATTGGCTCAGTAATACTTTGTAGAAAAGCATAAACTTGGCTATTTAAATCAGCTATACCAAAGTTTTCTGTTAAAGACAAACTAAAAGCCGTGCCACTACCTAGTGTTGCAAAGGGGGCTTGGGCAAAGGCTGAGTTACCAAACAAGTTATACTACCTCGTCAGCAGGTAAGGGCTCGTTACCCTCTTCAAGCCATTTTAGGTAGGCTTGGTAGTCTGTGTTAGCTGGGTCAAATGGGATTGCTGCTCCATCTGATAATCTAATTATACAATTTGCAATATTTCCATTAAAATCTTTACATTGTTTATACATTTTATAATTCCGCTGAAGCATCTACATAAGCAGATGAATTATTATTTGCTTGAATCATTGCTGCTCTACCTGCTGTTAAACCACCACCAGAAGCTCCTAAATCTGCTGACCAAAAATCTAATGAACTAAAATTAGTTGCTATAGATGTTATTGCTGGAGCAACTGACCCATCATATGCCCTAATATTTGAATAAGTAATTGATGGAGATGCTCTCATTGTAACTGGTAATTTTATTGTTGCAGAATAAGGAGTAGTTGAACCTTGTGCCACAGCAACTCCAAAAGTTGTATAAATACCTCCAGCAATTAATTTAGCATAATACCTCTGACAACTTATCAACTCTTTATCATAAAGTCTGCGTTCAAACGGTGTTGCTGATGTGCCTATTTCTAGTTGGACACCTGTGATGTAGAAGGTAGCTCCGTTTGTTCCTACTACTGATGTTGCTCCTGTGGCTGAATAGTAAGTAGA